AATAGCTATAACCGGAACTTCATTTACATAATACACCAGGTTTGGGCTTAATTTTTTCTGAATTGTTTTTACATTATCCGTATCCCCAAGCCAGGCATCCGCCTTAAGGTTTGTTACGGCGATTTCTTCCAGTTCGTTGTAGATGTCGTTATGGTCTATCATGTTAATTTCTTCCTGCGCAAGTGCCGGTATGCCAGCCGTGTAAATTGCGCATAGTCATCATCTGTAAAAAACATGAATGGCCGGACCTTGTTCATATAGGCAGCATGGCCGGCAAAAGCGGTGATCTGTACGGACCGCCGACGGGCAATGGGCATAATACTTCGTTTCAGTTCGCCGGTATCTGTCATAATTACACTGCCGGATGTCACGCGCCGGCCGCTGTGGCGCTTTCGCCCGGCGGGATTTCGGGATGAATCATACATTCCCTTTGAAAACCATTTCCAGGTTACCCCCCGGTGGGTGCCACCCTTACCCATTTTCCGGAACATCCCCACAATCTGCTTCTGCATATAGAGACCAAACTTTTTCATCACCGGATACAGGTTTCGGGACTGATCCTCAAGGCCTTTGATGACCACCTGAGCGGGTTTTAGATCCCAGTGCATATCAATAATCTTGCGCATATCAGGCCACCTCGCTGCGATATGTGGGCACTGATGCATTTTTACAGATAAAAAGAGTCCGGACACATAAAACGCCCATTGCAAAAAACACCCCCTGAGAGGCCCATATCTGGCCCAGAACACCGGGTTTTAGAGGCGTTATGCTGCACGATCTCAAGGCAGGCCATACCTTACCATGGCTGCTATGCCCGGATCTGGCTTTTTTGTCAGAAAGTGTCAAAGTTTTCATCCGTAAATATCTTTTCATGATCTGTTTCATCTTGTTCATATCCAAAAGAGGGGGGAGCGCCCACTTCAGCACCACTTACATACACGCTGGACTTTCCACTGGCGATATCATTCACAATCCGGGTCGCATCACCGCGGATGATATCCGAATAACTGGGGCCGTCTGCCGGGCGGATCCGGTTCAGTTCTTTTAACCGGCGATAAACCCGGTAAGCGGCATAGTTCGCAGCAGCTTCGGATACGATAGACGGCGTAGGCGGAGAATCGTTGTAATTGGGGAACTTCTGTCCGTCGTGATAATCCAGGGGAAAGCGCCCGCCGACTTTGGCATCCACCTCAGCGGATCCCTGCAGGATTGCTTTTAAAATCAGTGCATCGTCAATGGTAGCGGGAAGGGAGTTGGGGAGGATGTCTTTCACGTCCTGGTAGGAACAATAGAAGGGGATCCCGTCACCGTCGATCTGCCGCACGTAGGTGTAATCAATATTTTGGGTTCCTGATTCAGCAATGACCCAGATGTTGGCCAGATCCGAAAAGGGCATAGACACCATTTCGCCAGGGGCGAGGGGTTGACCGTTATCCACGGCCACATCATCGCCGCTGATGCGGATGGCGGCGGTGTTTGCCTGCCGGGCCGTGATAATGATGGTTGTAATTTCTACTGTATCAGCAGAGAGTGCCTGGGCTGTAGTGGTTAGCTCTTTGGATCCGGATACAAGGCGCTGGTCAATGATTGCCGTCATTTAAGGAAATCCTCAAGGGTTACTTCTTTATCTGCCAGGGCGCTTTCAATTTCAGCTGCCAGGTCATCCTTTTTCATCCGGTCCGGATAGTCAATTTTCAGGATCTCTTTCGCCCTGGAAAGCATTTCCTTTTTGGTCAGGTCCTGAAGGGATGCCGGCTCTTTGAATTCTTCAAGAACTTTTATTGTGGGATAATTCTCATTCAGCTCAACAACGGCTTCATCCCCGGCCGAATAACGCACGCCGTCATGCTTGGTGTCGTCCAGAAATTGCACTTTCGCTTTCATCGTCATCTCCTTGTTTTCTTAGAAATCCGGGGCAGAGCAAACCACCCCGGATTTTATTACTTCACGAAACCGGATCAGTGCGTATCAATGATCAGATAGCCGTTGGAAGTGTCAACATTTTTCACCACATATTTGTATGTAGTTTCGATGTCCAGGGTCTTTTTGTTGTTGTACTTAACAACCTGCGGATATCCGCTTTCCTCAATGATAACTGTATGAGGAGTTATACCTTCCACAAGCTCTCCCGCTTCGGGTATATAGATCAGGGCAACATTATCAACCCAGAGATCCGTAAACACTCCGGCATCTGTAGCATAAACAGCCTCACCTATAATGAGGTGTTTAAATCCCAGAATGTCTTTTGCCAGCTGGGGTGTCAGTATCCCAAAGTTATCCCGTTTATTTGCAATCGCAATCAGATCGGGATGGTTCTTCAGGTCGAGCCATGATTGAAAGCCCATAACGAGTGCGTTTGGCCGGATTCCCATATCGGCACGAGCGGCAGCAACGCCGGTATCGATATCATCGATAGGATCACTTACGCCGGAGGATACATCACTCCATTTGCTCGTACCGGTCAGTGTTGTTTTGTTTCCGGTGGCATAATACGTACCATCAAAGACATAACCGGCAACGGCCTTTTCAAGCTCAGTCTCAAGTACATTCTGAGTAAGCCTCAAAGCTCTGGTTTCGAGTTTTAGTATTTGGTCTGTTCCGGCGCGTTTAGCTTCATCGAATTCTTTGTAGTCAATCGGGGCTTCAATTGCGTGTTCTTCACAGACAAAGGTTGAATGACTCCAGTTGAAATCGATTTTTTTCGCTTCCGCGCGCAGGGCACGTTCGGTGTTATAAAGCTTAAAGCCTTCTTTCCCGAAGGAAACCAGCTTTCCGCTTTCTACCAGGGTATCAACAACCGGTGCAATCAATCGGGCGATACCATTTACTTTTTTATATCCGATGGCCAGTTTCGACAGGACAGGATCCATCTCGCCACGGATAAGTTCATTTCTACTTGCCATTTTTTATCTCCTTATCCGAGTTTTACGCGAAGGAATTCACCCGAGCTGGCATCATCAAGGGCAACACCGCATTGTTTAGGTACATCTGCCACAGCGGATATTGTCAATGCCACTGCTTTTCCGTCTGCGTCAGAACTAACGAGATTCCCCGCGGTAATACTGCCTCCTGCTTCAACAACGGCAATACCTGTGCATTGGATGCTGGCCTGGTCTCCGCTGTCTGTAGCAAAAAGGCAAACGCCGATGGCGCGTTTATCCACGGTATGTTTTCCGGCAAAATCGACAAAGCGGTTTGCCGTCAAGGCTTCACCGGCTTCAAGGGTCACTACCGGACCGTATTCACGAGCTTTCATTTGCTCTCTCCTTTTGGTTTACGATTACTTCTTCAAGAGCCTGGGCATATGTCAGATCGGGATGTTTCTCCCGATATGCCTCAACCTCCTGGTCCATTTTCTCCCGGTCATCCGGATCCACTTCAAGGGATTCTCCGGGATTTGTCCTTGCTACTTCGCCATAGTCCACCCAAAGCGCATTCTTTTGGGCCTTTCGAATGATAAGATCCAGCAATTCGTCCGCATAGCGGCCAATTGACAGGTCTTCACCGTCATCGGCAAATTTCAGCACCTTGTTTTTCTCGTCCATTCGGACGCGGAGTTCGGCAAATTTATCTGCAACATCGCCTACAAGGCCCTTTTGCTTCAGGCCTTCGGCAATTGTTGTTATCTTATGAGAGCGTTCAACAGCCTGCTTTTCTTCATTAAACCTCTGGATTTCCTTCTGCTTTTCCCGGAATTCAGCAAGCGTCATACCGGCCTTTTTGGCCAGGTACTTTTCCATCATTTCGTCGGTGATGGCTGGCTGTTTCTCTGCAAAGCTGTCAATCACCTCCTGGATTTTTTCAGTGATAAGAGATGTGGCATCTTTGATCAGGGTCTGAAGCTGCGCTTTCTTTTCCTCGGCAGGAATATCCTCTTTTAGAATCTCCCGCATTTTGTCTTCTACGCGCCAGCCGGCAACTTTCCACATGTCTTCCGTAACCTCTTCCACGCGTTCTTCACTTTCAATTTCTTTCTTCAAAGGTACCGCAAATGTTTCAACGTTCGAGGCCTCTTTAAATGCAAGCAGCCCCTCATATTCCGGAGCGATCTCTTCCTGATAAATGCTGGCAAAGCCTTCCAGCCCCTTTACCTTGGGGATGTCATCGATCAGCAGGCTCACGGCCCTCAGTGCGGGACCGAACTTATTGCCCTCGGAATCTTCAAAATCCCGATAGATTTCCACCGATGGCTGATTGTTGATATCTCCATTTGTCAGGGCTTCCGCAATGACCTCCGGGACATTTGCGATATCGGCAAAGAGCTTTTTGCCTTCGCGGTAAATGTCTTTCACAAACCCGGATCCCAGAACCCCGATTTTTTTCCAGATGGATTCCTGGTCTTCATCGTGTGTCAGTTTCAGCACCGGTTTCAAGCGTGCGGATTCGCTTTCGCTGAGTTCTTTGAAGTTCCCAATCAGCTTGTCCAGGTATTCTTCGGTGTATTCCGAAGTAACCGGAGTGCCCGCCGAAAAGATGTGGAGCTTCTTTATTTCTGCAAACTTGTCCATAATGATCTCCTATGGTTTTGCTTTTTGTGTGTCATTTCACCATCCATACAAGAGTGCCGGTCAGAAGGCACCCGGTTATAAAGCCGAAGGTCCTTGTTTCATACCAGCTCGGCCTATAGGGTAAATGAATTGTCTCTGTAATTGTATTTGTTACCGTGGGGACCGGATAGGGCTCCCACTCCAAATTAAAGAGCTGCGGCTCGTAGAAGTATTGAACAAACAGCTCTCCCTCTTTAAATGCCGTATCCATTTCGGCCACTTCGGTTGCATATACAGTGTCCCAAATGTAAAGCGTATCCCAGACAACCTTACCTGGCACCCGGATCGTTTCGGGCTTCGACGGCAAATACGTGGTCTCAGCAACAGCATCAAACACGGTCTCAACATAGATCTCCGGTTCAGGCTCGGGAATATTCGTGATATAAAACGCCCCTGCGACAATAATTAAAACACAAATTATCAACAGGGTGTTTTTCATTTCCGGCCCTCCATAACCTTTTGCCCAAGCTTTTCACCCACGCCAAAGCCAATGATCAAACCGGTAACTACAGGATCCTGATAGATAAAGGCATACAGGACCCCCGCCAAAATCAAAAGCGTGGATTGCAGGCGTTGCGATGACGGGTTTCCGTTGTCATCTTCCCAGAATTTTTTAATCCAGTCCATAATTACCTCTGCAGCTTGTCTATTTTGCTATCCAGCCTATTCAGAAGAGCGTAAACCTGATCTAATTTCTTTTCCACATTCACATTATTGCTCTTTAACACTGCAATGTCAGCGCTCATAGAACCAAGGACATTCTCAACCACAGTAACTCGCCTGTCCAACACGGCAATGGCTTTTTCGTTTTGCTCAATTTTAGGAAACTGGGCAATCTGTGATTCAACATTTTCAATTCGTTTTGTGTGTTCCGCCAACTGCGCATCTTTCACGGCAAATGCAAAAATAATTGATACAATAACGATAATGAGTCCCGCTGCTTTATACAGTGTGTCAATTCCGGATTTGATGTTCATGTCGGTCATCCTTTGAAGTTCAGATTATCATTTACAAATTTTTCGATTGTCCCCTTACCTCCGGGGGTATTATAAATTCGTTTCCAGTACATGGCCTGCCCTTCGAGGGTTGCGGGAATTAGATCCGGATCCTTGTAATATTTCAGGCGGGCCAGGATAATCCCCAGGGCGATGTCTGTTGTAAGTTTGTATTCGATATTTTTGTGCCAGCCTTCACCGACAATCATGTTTACATGATCTAAAAGCTCTGGGCGATGTTTGAGATAGTGGATGTAAAGACTTGTAGCTGTTTTCGGTTCGATCTGGAAATACCCACGAGCCGGACCGCCGCCCAATTGATAGATAGTACGGAGCTTCGATTCGGCTATAGCCGTGCGGATGAGAAGCTCTACAGCGAGATCTGAATAGTATCTATCGCCGAGCATCATCAGGGTTTCCCGTACAAGCTTTTTAAATTGGACTAACCACATATAAGCCTCCGGATGAGTACATAGCATAGCGCTCCGGCCCATGCCGCAACCATATCCCGCCAGCTGAAGCCATCTCCGCCCCAGTTATACCGGATGGGCCAGGTGGTTACATATCCCTTGGCCCAACTGATAAAACCGTCTTTCACTTCCCAAAGGGTCCAAAAGATAACACTGAACCGCGCTCCTGGTATAGCAAACAGGAAGCCCCCCAGGAAGTGCTGGAATTTGTCATAAGACAGGATTCCCGTCCTTGCAAAGGTGTATTCCTTTGAGAGCCATGTGTCTTTTGCAAATTCAAATTTCATGACAGTGTGTAATACCTGTTGTTTATTTTGCGGATCGTGCCCAGGAAGGGCATTTCACACTGATACTTTTCCATCTGATCGATCAGCACGTCGGATCCGGTGAAGATCACTTCATGGTTGGATGTTTCAGTTCGTTTGATTTGCAGCATCAGGCATTTTCCGCTTTTGTTCTTTTTGTATTTGCTCTCGGTTATCTTTGCTTTTGTCAGGATGATCTCCTGGTTAATCACGTCATCAATTCTGCATTTGTTGCCGTCCATAACGGCTTCTTCTTCTGCAAAATCACTGAAACGCTGCATCGACAATTCCCTTTGCCCACTTCACAAAATCCCGGTAAGCAACATAATCCGGATCCGTCCGATCCAGGGCATTCAGTGCAAACTCATCATTTACACTGTACCGGGTTCGGATAATGGCCGGTACAAGCTCTTCCCGAGCCATTTTTTTGACAAACACACTATCGTATTTGTAAAACTTCTCGCCCTCTCGTTCAATTTCCAGCACATTGTAGTTGAACAGGAAACCGCCCTGCTGGGGCTGTGATACAGGGGGATAATCTTTTGATTCAGCTATCATACAGCTAACCTCCGTAAAGGATTTTTACAGTTTAAATTTTGAGACGATTTAGCTACAATCCGGCAAATCCGTCTCGTAAGAAAAGCGTTTTTCAGGTTCTGCGCATTTGCGTGTTTAAGCCAGCCCAGATAGCTGGCCAACGAGGATAAAATTTCTGTGTCGTTGTAAATGTATGGATGCTTTTCAATGCTCCGGACCTTCCGCTTAAACTTTTTCGCCAGGGACTTCCGGACCAGTGTGTAATTTTGGAAGAACCGATAACCCAGAAAATCAATACCGCGCGCATCCACGGGAAAAATCTGCCAGTTTGATTTCATGGAAAGGTTTAATTCGTGTAACAGTTCATCCGCTGTTCTGCGGATATCATGCAATACGGCCTTGTCCCGATGCATAATGACAATATCATCGCAGTAGCGGAAGTAATACCGACACTTGTAATCCTCTTTCATTCTGTGATCAAAATCGTTCAAATACAGATTTGCCAGAATCTGGGACAGATAATTTCCGATTGGCAGGCCGCTCTGGCTGTCAATGATCTCATCTAAAAGCCACAGCGTATCCGGATCCTTAAGCTTTTTTCTGAGAAGTTGCTTTAAAATGCCATTGTCAATGGATGGATAAAACTTTCGGACATCCATTTTAAGGCAATAGCGGGTGTTTTCTCGATCCTGAAGGGCCTTTTTTATTCTTTTTACACCCATGTGGATCCCCCGCCCCTGGATAGAGGCGTAGGTGTCATGGATCATGCTCTTTTCCCAGATTGGCCCAAGGACCTGCATAATGGCATGGTGAACAATCCGGTCCGGATAATATGGCAGCTTATAAATTTCACGCCGTTTTCCGGAATCGGTTTTCACCATGAACGTATAGGGAGAATTGCGGAAAGTTTTGTTTTTAAGCATTTCAGAGATAGCATTCAGATACGGTTCTGGTTCCGCATTGATCTTTTTCACCTCTCGGTAATGGGCTTTCCCGCGTGATGCATTCATATGTGCCAATGCAACATTCGCAGGAGAGTAGATCTTTTCGTATGTATTGCCGTATCGTTTCATCTGCTTATTTCACCCCGGAACCTTCGGCCATAAGCCTACCAATACCAATGGGGCCTTGCTTTGTGTTTTGCCAAGAGGCAGGGTTCATGCAATGAAACACGCCAGAGAAAACTTGAAATAAGTTGAGCCGCCTGCCGATATTCGAATTCGCATTCGTCGAACCGTTATTCGCATTCAGGTAGAAAGCGCCTGCTTTCGAGCTGTTATTCGCAGTCCCGCCTGCAAAAGCGACACGCCAGGTAATTTGCATGAACCTTTTCAACATGTTACATTTCCATTATGCTATATATCCGCCGCGCAGAGCCGCCCGCCGAGAGTCGAAGCCGCATACGTCGAACCGCTATTCGCACTCAGGCAGAAAGCGCCCGCTTTCGAGCCGTAATTCGCAGTCCCGCCCGCAAAAGCGACACGGAAATCTGTGCCATAACCAGCAATTAAATCGTTATAGTATGTGTAGAAGTAATCTGCAAAGTGGGTGTTAGATGCACCGCCTACTTCTGTAGGCAGAATCTGATTCCCCACCATCTTCTGATATCCATCCAGAATGGGTAATTCTTCAACTTTATCATATCCAACAATGGTATTATCTGCGAAATTCTCAGGATTATCGCAGAAATATGCGTATGACTTCCCATCAGCCTCAATATTATACACATTCAAACCATCCAACCATTGCCATAGATTTCCCCAGAAATCTTCTATGCCTCTCCATGTAACATAGTCAGAGGAATCTCCACCAGGTGTACTTTGGCCATTTGCAACCATCCCATCGGCATTGCTTTTTCCGGTAGCAGCAATGCAGGTGGCAAAATCCCAGGCAGAGAATTGTGTGTTTCCAGCTGAGATTGCTGCTTGGAAATCCCCGGTAGCATACTCTGTTACCAGAAGCAACAAAAGGCTAGAACGTGTCGCGGCATCAAGTTGAAAAAATTTATCTCCGCGATTTCTGGCCATTTGCCGAAATTCCGCACGAGTTTCAGAAGAGAATGGTTTATAGCCCGAAACCGACGATAACTTATCATTTGCGGCATCTGCCTGGGCAGATCCAGTACCGTCCACATAAGCTCCAGCCCCCCCTCCGGCCGAAGCATCCCACAGAACCCCGGGGTACTTCCCGATATAAGCAAAATCAAGGACCTTACCGTTTCTGTAATGCATCGGAGAAATGGCAAATCCCGGCAGAGGAAGCCTTGAAACGTAAAATCGAATTACATCTGCACTTACCAATTCAATCTGGTAAAAGAAAATCCGCTTCCGTATAAAGACATTACCATCTGTACCATCCAGATTTGCCGTGGAACCGTCTTTCTTTTTAGTATGATCGGAAGAAAGCAATTCGTAAACGGTATTTAAAAGATCATCCAGAACAACACCAGTCATGTCTGCCTGGACAGATAAAATCGAGTCATCAAGAGTTACTCCAACAGACATTCCAGCGGTGCGCCCAAGCCTTGTCCAGCTATTGGTTGCCTTATTAAATTCTGCACCATAGGGCAAATACTTCTCGGCCAAGTCTTCAAGATTTGCTTCAGTGACAAGGGATGTCTGCCTTAATGAATCCCCGGCAGAAGCAGGCGCTGAAAGCCCGGTCAGCTTATGGGAATTCATATTAATATCTGCAGCCATTGGACCAATTTGTGTGTCTGAATTCTGAGAGTGCTTTTTATCCACGGCATCCTTAACGTCTGCCACAGCGACTTCGTTCACGCCGCCTTCGTCCAGTTTTTGGTCGGTATTTTGGTCGTGACTTTTCGAAACGGCACTGGCCACCTGAGTATCGGTATTTGTAGCTTCTTCCGGCAGGCCGTTTGCATCAGCCTTCACCATTTTCCCGGCCGTAATTGTCGATTCATGATCATTTACATTGTCAAGGGAGTGCTTCCTTGGATGTGTTTTATTCATATCAATCTCCTACAGTGTATAGCTGTAATCCAGCGTTTCATTTCCGGCTGCTTCCGCAATGACATACAGCAGGCTTAAATCATTAATATCCATGCTAAAATTTTCACCTGGCTTCAACTGAACCCCATTATCGTCAGCAACGTCGGAACCGCTGACTCTCAAATTTTGGGTGTTGCTTGTTGGCGCTGACAGGTGAACTGTTTTACACGATACTGATGTTGCAGACAGCTGTTTTTTTGTATCGCTGATTGCTGTAACCTGCCCGCTGGTCATGCTGGTGCGGTTTACATGTTGCTCTTCGGTATATGTCGGGGTGGCCATTTCCAGTCCTCCTAAAATGTTCCTTCAGCCGGAAGGTCCGGCAATTTCGTTGTATTTTTTTCCTGCCCGGCTTTAATTTCATCCACCAGGACAGGCACTTTTATGCATCTGCAGGCGTGGGCGATCGGGGGCGTAAGTCGTTTCCACACCGGATCATCTTTAGGCCGTGTTAATCCGTCATATTTGGCGTGATCAGGCCTTACGGCATCATCGCCGGCGGTTTCATACCGAAAGCCCCACAGTTCATCCTGTATATCCGGATCCTTCCAGAAATTCTCTGCACCGTCCGAATAGGCGCGGCTTACCGCATTGCGATATACCAGGCGCAAATGCCCAATATCCACATTATCGCCGGCGGCGTTGTTCCACACCGGCCCGATATATTTAATCTTTTTATTTTGTACTGCTGCATAGAAATCATCCCACACCCATCCGTCACGGAGCCCCAGAGATGCCTCATTAAAAATTGCCTCAATGTCATTTTTTACAAGCCCCGCAACTGTAAAATACCGGTCCTTTAGAGTGGTTTCCAGCGCTTCATATCCGGATTTATCTATTATCCCCAATGCACTAAAATACTTGTATGGATCATTTGCCCAGGGAAGTTCCGTTTCCGCAAATTCCTGGGACTTTTTTGCCTTCAAGGCATCAAAAGCAAATTTTCGGCCGCTTAAATGGCTGACAACACCGGCCTTAAGCAACGATGATTGGAGCTTATTCACGTTTACAGGGAAACCGGGGAGCTTTTCTACAGCCTCGCCGGGGGTGAGCTCTTCCTCGAGCTTTTCCAAAACCTTGTCAAATATTTGTCCAATAGCTTCAGCGCCCTGGGCCGCATAAACGTTTTCAATTTGCTGCATCAGGTCCAGGCGGGAATCCAGCAAATCTTTTAACGGGTTTGGATCCGTCTCTGCAAAGATCTGCGCTGGAGTATTTGTAATTCCCTTTGCATCAGGTCCATTTTTGTCAAAGGGCATTGCTATACCCTCGCCCTCGCGGGCCATAGGGATCCCAAAATGCTTATGGAGCCACCATATGGGAATTTTCATGCCGGCCTTTATGTAATCACCCAGATTTTGCCCAAATATTGTGGGATTGATCATAGTGGGGAAAGCAAAGGTGGGGTAATCATCCACATCAAAATTAAAATCCACCAGGGGTCGCAGAATTTGTTTAGTAATTGCCGCGCTTATCTTTACAGCATCAAAATGCGTGTAATCGGCAAGTGTATTGCTATGCACGGTTCCCATGGCGTAGGATCCGCCGCTTTTATCGCCCTCATCGGCCACCAGAGTTGCGCCAAGGATCTCTTTGGATATCTCCCGGTTGCAAAACTCGACAAACCCCTTGTAATCAGCCGTGCCGCTTCGGGTTGCCTCCAGAAGCTCTATATCAAACCCCTCTGGCAGCTTTACGCCAGTACGGCTCTGAAAGTCTTGAATAAACTCATCAATGACCTGTATATCTTCTGTCTTTGCACTGTTGGGAACGGTGGCGGCGATTGTGGGCATTCCAAATTTTTCCAGGAATATCGCCCAGAACTGACTGCCGTTCTTTTTCAGCCATTGCCAGAAAGCAACCTTTGCCCCTGAAGGCTCACCATATGGATTATCTGCATCTTCGCCCCAGGATGTGTGTACGAATTTATCGTAACTCAAAAAATTGTCTGCTGCGAAGCTGTTCCGGTATTTAACAAATTTCACATTTCCGTATTCGTCAATTTCAAACTGGAACTCTTTGGCCGGCTTGTGTTTTAGATTAGTCAAAATCACTTTGCCGTCGTTTTTGCCACCGGCGATACGCTTCCAGATTTTTTCTTCCAGTGAAAAACCCCAAAAAACGCCGCTCATCATGCTTTCGACTTTATCCTCAAAACATGAGGTGCGATTTCCGAGCTGTCGAAGCGCCCATTTGCAGTAAGCGGCAATCTCGATGTCTTTCGGATCTTCAGATGCCGGGATTATGTCCCATTCGTTTTTCAAAAGCTTTTGCCGCCGTGTGCGCAAAACACTGGATACGTGAGTATCGCGCTTCACGTTCTCCAGATAAGACCATCCCTTTCTGGATATCAGCGAATCAACATATTCGTTTTCAATGTGATACTTTCCCAGAATATTCCCGTAAGACTTTGCTACTTCTCGCTGGTCCACATTTTTAAGATTTTCTGGCATCAAAACCCTCTGCTAATGTTGGGTCTAAAATCAACATCCGGCTTAAAATCGTGAGAGACTGCCCTGTTTCGGCCGGTCGTGTTCAGGCGGGAGAGATCAACAACAGGGCGCGAGTGTATAAAGGACGAAGCGCAGGCCATTACCAATCCGTCAAAGTCATCATCCCCAATAAGCGCCTTTATAAAGCTGATCTTTGGATATTTGGCCGCACCCTTGCGCTCGGCCTTGATATTTTTCAAATTTTGTATAAGGGACTTCCCGATCCTGGCATGGGGAGATGTGTCGTGTTTATCAAAATAGGGGAGAACAAGGTTTGTCTCTTCCAGCATCTTTGCCAGTGCATATCCATTTTGCCATTTGAATTCTGCGGTATTCCATACCGGCGGGAAGTCCCATTTTTTCCAATCCGCCTGGGAATGCGCTTCAAAATTATCCGGATTTGTGTTGATTAATCTTTCAGCATAAAGCATTTTGTTAATGTCACGGACCATATCAGCTTTTAGCGCATCGCCCATCCCGTATGATGCATGATAAAAACGCCACAGATCCACAAATTCTTTTTTTACTTTTTGCGGATCCTCTGTTGGTTTCCATCTCCGGCCGCCAAGCCATAACCGTTTATCACCAATAGCCTCGATAAACTGGGCGGAATAATAAGAGCTTGATTTTTTCTCACCACTATCACCCATGTCCAGTCCGGCATAAACAACACCGTGAGGGGTATAGCTCTCATTATCATCCGGAGAGATCCCGGCCCATTCAAGCTTCAGGCCTGCCTGGATACAATTCCGGACCCACTGTTCATGGATAAAGTTTTTTGCTTCCGTGTATTGCAATAAATAAATTCGTTTCCATTCATCATCGGTCAATGTATCGTGAATTTTTTGAATTGTTGCGTTGTCATAATAGCCAAGCTCAAGTCCTACGAAAACATCCCACTTTGTCATTGTGAAGTAAGTTGGATCTGCATCTGCCTGGAAAATATTTCCCTTTCCTGCCTGGATTGTACCCGTCAGGCGGATCCGGGTTGGTTTTTTATTTCTGTTGGCCGCGCCTCCGCGCTGCAGGACGCGGGTGTTCCAGACTTCCATGTCCATATCGTCAAATTCTTCGCCCCGAATAATAGTGGCGTTCTCCCCCTCAAAATTGCTGTAAATACCAAAGGCCTTCCAGTTAGAGGCGTTCATAAACGTGTATCCAGTGGTGCTGATCTGCCGCTTTCCGTTTTTCCGGGCAACATAACGGCGTAATATGGGCGAATTCTCAATCCATTCGGTTTGATATTTTAGGCTTTCCTTTGCCTGGTCCTCTTTGGGCCCCCATATCCGGCCATCCTCCCAGGGCGTGGTGGCTGTCTCGTATAAATTCACAAATTCCATTTCAACTGTTTTTCCGAAGCGGGGGGGGAGAACGTCCAGTACGTGGTTATGGGCCATAATTTCCTGTATATGAACCTTTTGCGTTGTGCGAAGTTCTAAATTCAATACATTTTTAGCCCACAGGACCGGATCCATGTATTCACGAATGGCAGTTTCCACGCGATTTCTGATGATCAGATCACTCTTCTTCATCGCTCTCCGTGTTCATGTTATCATCGGCCCTGTCCTGGTCCTCGTTTTCATTTGGCAGGGCGCGTTTACGAAGTACAGCCAGAAGTTCCTTCTCCTGTTTTGCGTTTTTACCTAAAAACTCTCCCAGGGTCTCTGGCTCTTTTTTCAAAAATCCTTCCAGCAAATCCGTGTCTTTTTCGGATTTTGGGGTCATTGTTTGCTGTTCCGCGTCGAAACCCAGGGCACTGATGATCTTGATGATGTGTTCCAGGGCGGGGTTGGCTTTGTTAAATTCCTGACTGCCGCTGCTATTTTCCGAACTCCACTTTTTGATGTCCTGTACTACAATCCCTTTAGTGTTTATCTCGTGAAAAGCCATCTGCAGCACGTTATAAAGCTGCGCCTGTGACATTGCTGCATTTTTACGCAACGCCGCCGGGTCGTTGTTGATATAGGCGGCAAAGAATTTCAACATCTGCCCGATATTTTTATAACACCAAGAGAATTCTTTGTCCTTACATCGGGCGGCATATTCACAGTCTTCGCAATATGAATATTTGCCGTAATTGGCCGGGGCTAAAAGCGGGAACAGTTTTTTAGAATATTTACCGTGCTTGTAGGTGTTCAGGCCGGCGCGCAGTTTACCCTCCGGGGTTTTGGGCCCCTTTAGGTTTTGCCTGGCCTGTTCTGCTCTAAATTTCCGTACTTCCGGGGAATAGTGTTTTTGATCCTGGGGGACCTTCTTCATTTTCAGAAGGCCGTTTATCCAAAAGCCCGTTTCTTCACAGATCTCTCCGCAGAGCGGGCAAGCGTCGTAATATTTTTCATCTTCAGGATCCGGAGCGATTTCGCTGTCGGGTTTTACCCAGGTCTCTTCGCAATCCGGACAGAAGAAGTGAATGTTCCTTGTGCGATCGGGCATTCTTTCCTCTTGGTGGGATTGAGAGCTGATTAGCAGAAGTTATTTCATCGTCGATCTCCATGTTGGTTTTCGCAAAAAATGCTAATTCACCTTCACTACTAATCTTTGAATAAAAATCGTAAAAATCAAATAGAACAAAAAAATAATTCAATAAAAAATAAAATGCTTGATAATCAGCGTGTTAGAGTCGCGACAACTGTACATAAACAAGCAAACGATCAGGTAAAACGCCAAAACGGGGCCATGTCGAGCAAAAAATTAATACAAAAATATGCTGCGTGTGTTGAATTGGGGGTGCCTGGAATAGAGGGGGTGTAAATTCTCATAGCCCCCCTGCCTTCCGATGTGATATTGAGTAGTGGAAAGTTACAGGATTAGAGTGTATCTGAGCTGAGTAAAATGTGCTTATGATTTATTTTGTTCCGATTCCGTGGATTATCGGAATTTGAAGTGTATTGTATTCTCGAAAAGTTTCTCGTCCATCCGGAAACCCGGCAGAAAACAGGGTTTTTCAAAGAACGCCACCTGTCCATAAGTAGCATTGAATTCTTTCATGGCTTATTAGACTGCTTTAAGACAGCTCTTTGGAGAGCCGCATAGCCACGCTGTTCGACGGGGATCCGCAGGCCGGCAGTGGGGAACTGGCGCAGGTCCGGGCGGATTCGATCCGCAATATGAACATATCGCATTGTGGTATCCGGGCTTCTATGCCCCAGGTATTGCTGCAGCTTCGGGAGGTCCATGCCGGCAAGTACGCTGTAAGTGGCGTAAAAATGCCGGAAATCATGGGGAGCGCGATGTGGTACACCAGCTTTATCACAAAGAGAATTCAACAACTCTCTAATTCCACTGGGGTGTATGGCCTTTTTGGAAAGCTTCTGTGTGGTTTTATCAAACATAACAAACAATGGATCTGCCTGGGTAAAGCCAAGCTCATGCTTGATGTAGAGAAAATATCGGGTAAACATCTCACCCACCATCATACCGTCGCTGAGATCCCCAAAGGGTACAGATCGGGGCATTGATTTAATGCCAGGGACAGACACGATATAATGGGTTTTTGTTGCAGCAATATGACCCACCTTCAAGCTTACAATTTCACCGCGCCGCAGACCGGTATCCGCCATAAACGCAATCAGGGCAGTATTTCTTAAGGCCACACATCTGTGCGTTGCCTTATTCGCTGCATTTACCAGGCGCTGTAATTCGGTGGGGGTCATCACGTCAATGTTTTTCAAAATCAAGGGCGGGGTTTTATACTCCAGGACAAACCCATCCACCCGGATATCATTCTGTGTGGCGAATTCATAAAAACTTTTTAGCGCTGCAATTTGGATCCGGCGCGTGTTTTGCTGCAGGGTATCAATTTGCGCCATCCACCAATCTTCAAAAGCAACCTTTGGTATTTCGTGGATCGGTACTGGTTTGTTTCCTGTCGCTTCCCGGATATATTTTATCAGGACCCTTTGATATGTTTTCATCGTGGATGCGCTTTTTCCGTGGAGTTTCATGTGTTTCACCCAGGCAGAGATAAGCTTTGCAGTATCGGGATGTAGTTTGGTATTATCCATGGTCACCTCAAAATGGCGTATGTTGTAGGGTTTCTGATCCCCGGGAATTCCGGATATTCTCGTTTTGTTCAACTATCTTTAAACTCTCGCGCTGGTAAGCTTGTGGATAAAATTCCGTTTCAGGATCCCAGTTAAATTGCATTTCATCCGGAAATTCATCCGTGTAATATTTCAGCCAGGGATATCTATTGCCTGCCGGACAACTACAACGATGCACAACATCATATCCACATCCATTCTGATATTTAAAAACGTGGATTAAACCTGAATTCATGCATTTTCTACACCAGGACTCAACGGGTTCTTCCTGGTCTGGTATGTACTTTGATGATTTTGTCCGTTTTTTTGAGCATTCAGGAGCTTCTTCCAACATCGAGCGCAAATCAGCGATAGAAGGAATAATTCCCTTTGAAACAATCAGCCTTGTAAAACGTGCAAATTTTTCCGGTAAAATATTCTTTTCCATCCATGCGGCCAAAAGTTCTACCTGCCTCAGTTCTCTGGGCTTTCTGTTATTTGCAAGAAAGATATCCTTTACGTGCTTAACTGAAGCGCGTTCTTCAGATGGGGAGATCGTCTGGGTTGGTCCTTGCATTTGCTGCCTCCTTAAACATTTTGCTAAAATCTGCGTCGTATTTATCCAAACCGGAGATATCAGCCTCACCGGCTTTTATTTTTTCAATTGTCTGCTTTCGGTATTCAATGAACTTTGTCACGAATCGAGGGTTATTATACTGCCGTGGATCCATCGCAGATAAACCATCCAGAATAAAAACCAAAGCATCCACCCCAAATTTATCCAGTAGTTTTGCTAAAATATCCTGGGCAGATGAATTGTGAATTTGAGTTGAATTGTATTTTGTGTTTAAAATTTTTGAAAGATTTAAAAGCGCAGCGCTATTTGCAGGTGTGAATTTTTTTTTCTCTGGTTCATTTTTACTACTCTGGTTATTATGCGCTTTATAATCAGAATCAGTATCTAAATCAAAATCAAAATCAGAATAGTTGTGGACTTCCCTATAGGGTATGTGGACGTTGTTTGTTTTTTTCTGTGAATGTATTTTTTTATGACATGAAATACACACTGGCTGTAAGTTTTTTACACTGTTATCACCACCATCTTTTATTGGAATTATATGATGTATAACAAGATCTTCTTTTACACCACAAAGGGCACAGGAATTATTATATTTTTCAAAAACAACCCTTTGCTTCGTTCCGGATATTCCGCGCCTTTGTTTTCTTGCAATAATTGTGTTTTCTACCAAATCTAATTCGAAGTCATAATCGACTTCATAAAGCCTTTTAAAAACCTCTTGTGGAATTTCTTGTAGTTGTGATATGATTCCATCTTTAATTTTTGCAGAAATTTCCCAGCGTTGGTGCTTGGGCCAACTTGGAAGGATTACAAACTCCCCGTGTCGATATACTTTTTTTAATTCCTCAAATTTTCTCAAGATATGAGTGACCGTGTCCAGATTAAAACCCGTATCAAAGCAAATTCTTCGGTTTGTAATCTTATAAACACCCGCTATGTTGGTAAGCGGGTTTGTCATAAGATATAAATAAAGCAGTTTTTCTGACGGGTCCAGTGTTTGAATCCATTCATCGTCCCAAAAGCTTACGGAGATGTATCTTTGCTTACTCATTCTCAACCATCCTTTCAATTTTTCGTAAGGCATCACGATGTGTTTTTACCGTGATGGTGTTATCTATCACCCAAACAAATTCAGGTGTGCTGAACAGCCGGTGCTTTGTGATTCTTTTGTGGATCCTGTGACCCAAATAAACCTCATGTCCGGTTTGAGGATCTTTGCCCAGTAAAATGTGCCTCATTGTTGTCCGCGTTTTAATAATATTTTTATACATAAATTAAACCGATACCGGAAAGGTTTTTTAATGATTTTATTTATAAACTCTTTATTGAATGTCTGCCGGGCTTTTCGGCGGATAATTTTAGCCTGCTTTTCGTTCATTTTTCAGGTCCTTAAGTTGCGTGATTTCTTCTTGCAATATTAAAATATTATCAACTAAAATAGAAATGACTTTTAAAATTATATTAATAGTCTCAATCAGAGCGGGTCTGTCGGTTTCCACCTCTTCAAGTAAAGCTGTAGGAGAATGATGTAAATCATTATCAATCATTTTATTAGTCTTCAATAAAGAATCAAGTTTTAAAATATGTAATTTCTTTTCCTGTATGTTCCTATAAAGATAATCAATTGTGTCATTAAGGCGTGAGATTTCATTGTTTAATGTGTCGTGTGATTTATTTTTTTCAATATTATATGTGTCCGGGATGGCCGCTAAAACATCAATGGTTTTTGGGGTCTTGTTTTGGTTTGTTGTGGGTTCTTTTTGCCCCGATTTTGGTGAGAATCCCGGGTGCTTTTTGTTGAATTGTTTTCGGTGATATGTAATAGTTGGCGATGCTAAATTATACTTTTTTACGCACTCGGTATTGGACATACCGGCCGCCAGGTCTTTGTAAAGTTCCTCTTTTCTCTGGGGGGTAAGTTTCCACCTCTGGTTTTTTTGTTCTTTGATCTCCATAGGTGGCTCTTCTTGTACGATCTCTTGTGTAGCCGGTAAACATTCCGGACATGTTTTTCTTTTTGAAACCAGCGGGTTGATGTGCGTGTAGTGGACATGGTCCTTACAGTTCTGCCACCACCGATTGCAAGAATTGCAGTAATACCAGGAATTATTGTCCATTGTTTATCCCCTCAAAAAAACGTGTGTGTCCATTTTTGTGGTTCCTGTATAAGTCAAATTGATCAAGTTGCTTCTGAACCGCCGAATAGGGGTATAGAGCGTGATTTATCTTTTTGTGCTGCTTGCGATAGCCGGAGGTAATTCCCCAGAAAATTAAAAGAGGAAACAAAATCGCCGCACAGGTATATGCAACGCCTGCTCCCCAAAAATATCCCAGAATCAGCAATTCAACAATCCAGCACACAATGACAATCATCAGGTATTTTGTTTTCATGGTTTAATCTCCTTTTAGCCCTGAAGCGACAATGACAACTGTTCGACTTCTCTAAATTCCGCCCATATTTGAAAGGGGCGGAACCATAAATATGATCCGTTTTTAAAATCCAACCAGGTGGACCTGGTAACCTCGACTGTAACAATTTCACCGGAGACATCTCGTATAATCCCCCAAAAATACCTGCTTCCTCCGTATGGATCATCCTTCTTTACATCAGGAAAAACCATACACCGAAGCCCAACCCTGATCGCACTATTCTTACTGTAAACCGGGCCCGACATCATTCATCCTCCAGCCTAAACATCACCTTTTCAGGATCCTGGACCTTCTCCGGCTTATCGGTGGCCCAGAGGCCCACGGTTGTGTCCCGGTAGTGGATAAAATGTTTTAATTTATGAACAACCTCACGGGCTTCGTTAGCCGATATAATGACACCTTTTTTTGTAAACCAGTCACATTCATAAGGGTCTTCCCCCTCACGTTCGCAAAGTTCTATTTTAAATTCTAAATCTTTTATGATGCCTAAAATCCAGTATAAATTTGTTTTAAATGGTGGAAATTTCATCACATCTCCTTTTCAAATGGGGGGCGGGTGAACGTTACGGCTTGAAGCATAGAGTTTCGAACCTCTGGTTCACCACCGGATACTCACCACTTATGAACCTCCGATTTCAAGTGTAGCGGGAGGGGGCTTCGAACCCCCGTTATTCGGCTTATGAGACCGAGCTGGATCCTCTCCAGTCCATCCCGCTGTCCCGCTAATGTTTCCTGACCTTCCGGACTGCCCCCATCCGGATCCCGCCACAATCGGGCTGGTATGTCAACAATACCCGCCGGCGTTTTAAAGAACGCGGTTTCCCTGTGCTCTCCGCCCCCGTAAGGCAGGTCAGGCTGTATCAAAGATCGTATCCCGGAAAATAGGGCCGGATCTCGTCCGGTTTAAGCCGGGGTTTCGGGATATCCGGATAGATCCTTTGGCTGGTTAATACCAGGCATCCCGGGTTTAAAAGTTTTAGCTCTTTTTTCAGCTTTTCAAGATCGGGTCCGGCCCCGGCCAGGCGGTAATAATCCTGTCCGGTCCACTGAACGTATGCGTAGTGTTTTCTGGGTGATGACAAAACCAGGTATGTTGTTGTTTCTTTACTCATTCATCTGTTCCTGTGTGTTTTCAAGACGTTTCATGTGCTGGTTTAAATGTGCCCGGTCCAGGTGCTTCAGGTACTCCCGTTCCCGCTCAATGAAATCGTTGTAATCAGCGCCGGCTTTTAGAAATACGTACAAAAACAGGGCGAAAAATATAATAATGAATATGATTGTGAACATGTTACACCCCCGCCACGTAATCCAACAAAGCCCCAAGCCACATAAATAAAAAAATCCCTGCGGCGAAAACCAGAACCTCGATGCCGGTTTTTATCAGGTAAAGGATATCCTGACGGCTAAATTCCTGCTTAAACAGTTTCATTATTTGCCCTCCTGGTGTTGAAAAGAGATGTCTGTGGATTGTCCAGGTGCGGGTATTGCCGGGATACCTGGGTAATAAAAGCCAGACCCAGCTCATCGTTCAGATCTTTACTGCTCCGCTTTCCGGTGTAACGAAAGAGCAGATCCCGGTATTCTTCATCAGAAATCCCAAGCTGCTGCCGGATGACGTGGATCTTGGCCCTTATATTTGGTTTCAGCCGCGAGGGGAGCGCCGGAGCTTTAGCACCCCCCTGACCTTTCGCGGCTGGCACGCGAGATGAAGAAGATGTTTTGAGGATCGCGTTCTCCCAGTCTATTTCGGCGGGGTGGTTTTTCATACGGTACCAATACTCACCAATTTGCCGCTGTGTAAGACTGCTTACCATCTCAATTTTAAATCCAATGCTTCTCAATTCGTTTTTCCGCTGATTCCATGCCAGGCTGCGGATGGCATAGTGAATTTGTCCGTTTGTATAAGCCTGGCCATCACTCAGATAAAGTAAAAGCCGTTGCTTTACCTTTAGTTTCAAAAATTTATCCTGTCGAAGAAAATTTGCCCGGCTCCAGGGATCCTGGAGAACGGGGTATTTGTTCCAGGGTACCAATTCCCGGAACGCTTCTTTCAGTAATTCTTTGCGTGCTTCTTTTGCGCTCATTTTAATCCTCCCGGTTACGATAACCTGATCCGGATTCACAAATAACATGCCTACAGGCCGCCTGTAAGGCTGGCTAAACGATCCAAGGCCTCACCGATCTCTGATACCTCTTTTTTGAGATCGTTGAATACACGGCAAATTTCAGCCCTTTCAGATGAGCTGATATATCCATCCTCCAGAGCTTTTAAAGTTGTCTCATGCAGGCGTGATAATGGAATGGTAACATCCAGCATTTCTTTCTGGATGTCTTTTCCAGGTTTTCCTGTGGGTTTGATGTCCCCCACGGGGATCAATCCGGTGCCGTCCATGAGGGCCCTGAAAAGCTCGATGACAAGCAGGGGGGCGTTCTGGTAGCAGGATTTTGCGATCTTAGGAAGAAGGTTGGCCGGAAGCGCATATTCGCCATCCGCCCACCGGTAGATCGTGCTTACGTGATAATTAAGCCGGTCGGCCAGTTCGGGAACGTTCACCTTGCCGCTGTATATAATGGTTGCAAATATTGCTGTGACTTTGCTGTTGTACTTATGATTATTCATTCGATTTTAGCTCCTTTATTTCGCTTGCATTTGGATTTAAAAAAATTGAAATTGTTTGTGGAGTGAAAGCTCCAAGTGCGATCGGGCAGGCTGGTGGGTTCATCAGCCTGTTCTTTTATGACCGCAAAAAGCTCTTTTAAAAATCGGGTCATTGGACAATTTCCTCATATTTGATCCGCAAGTGACCCTCATCCACATCTTTACTAAACCCTTTTTCCAGCGCTTCCTGATACCGCTTTTGCACATCGCCCACGTTCAGGTGGGTGTAGATGCTCATGGTGCCTGGATCGCTGTGGCCGCTTAATACTGCCACCTGCTCAAATGTCATGCCGCTTGCCAGAAGTTTGGTAATGAGCATGTGCCGGAACAGATGGGGGTTCACCGGCTTGGTAATACCGGCCTTTTCGGCAAAACTTCTGCACCATCCGCGCACAGCCCTGTCGGTGATGGGCCTTTTGGTAATGTTGCTTACAAAGATGTAATCAATATCCTGAAGGGGATCCGTGAACATCCTAAGAACCCGGCGAAAAGACCTGGGAAATAAAACATACCGGTCTTTTTTGCCCTTGCCCTCGCGGATAAATATCTTACACTCGTCAACAAACAGATCCACCTTTCGGAGTGACAGGATCTCGCTGATCCGAGCGCCTGTATAACGCAGCAGATACAAAATGATGTACTGCTGCTGGGTGGCAAATTCATCCACGGTATCAAAGAAACGCTGCAGTTCCTGCTCGGTCAGCATTACCGGAAGCTTTACATTTCTTACCGGCTGTGTGATGCCCATGCGCTTTCTGGCTTCCGCCGTAGCCCGGCGGATTAAATCGTAATCAGCATCATACTCCCGAAATAATTTCACTAAATCCAAAATCAGGTTATGAGGCGTGTGTCCTTCGTCTTTGCGTGCCATGCTCAGCTCCTTTCTTTCGGCCAAAGGTTTTTACGGAAATGAAGTTTTCCGCCTTCGGCTTTAAGGGTTGTGCCTGGTGTTACCGATTCAAGGTTTGAAAGCTCGTAATCCCGTATTGCGGATACTTTTTCGCCGTTGTGATCGGTAAACCATATCCCGCTTTTACGAAAAACCCGGCCGGTTTCAAGGTCAATGAAATCGCCGGGCATGGCAGGATATTTAAGGCGGTGGATAATCATGAATAATCTCTCATGGGCCGTCCGGTAACGCGGGTCAGGCGGAACTTCCGGGCGGCCGCCTGGTTGGGTTTATTTTCAGATAAAGATTGTCTTCTTAAGAATTCTTCAATTTGCCAGTCGGCAATGCGCAGGCGCTTGCCAACCCTGACGGCATCCATTTCACCCCGGCGGATGAGCCGGCGGATGGTGTCATCGCTGATCTGTAAGTTTTGAGCCACCTGGTTTATGGTGTAGATTTCTCGCATTGCTTCAGGGGTTGTGACCGGGGCGGGGGGGGAAAAGGATAAAAAACCCCGCCCTGGTCTGGTTAACTCAAAGAAGGAGGGTTGGGTATGCTGGTGTCTTGCTTGTTTGGGTTATCCAGATGCTTCTGAATAAGATCTTCCACATAGGATCCGATGGTCCCCTTGCCAAAACGGTTGTTGATATGATCCTTCAGCCGTTTATGGGTCTCTTTAGAGATAACAACATGTTTACAATAATCGGAATTTTTCTTTTCCATAATGTTCTCTTCTGGTTATCAAATAGTTTAATTACAACTAAATGTAAAGAGCTAAAAATTGGAATGCAAGTATTTGTTAAAAGATTTTTAAAAATATTCAATCAATTAAACTATTTGAATGATGAATAGCTTGTATATTTACAATATGGAAAAGGAAAACAAAAACTTCTTGGAGTTCCTGAGAGGCCTAAATAAGAGTAATTATGAAATCGCTCAGAAATGTGGCGTTGAAACAGCCACTGTTGGAAGATGGCTAAAAGGAGAATCACAGCCAAGGCGTAGAAATGTGGTTGCCTTAGCTGAAACATTTGGCTATCAAGTTACCTTTGACGAAAACAATGTGCCCAATTTTCAGCCACTGGATCCGTATGAACAAAAGATGTTCAATTACAAGCACGCAAAACGGATCCCGGAACAGGCGGTTCATGAGCCAATTGAATTGTTACAGTATGAAAAGGCCAGCCTGGAAAAAACCGTGAAGCGGCTTCTGGATGAAAATCACGAGTTAAAAGAACAGTATAACAAGCTGAAATATTTCTTGAAAGAGATAAAAGACAGGGCCCAGGAGTTCGAATAAACAGTGAGGTAATCATGAGGAAAACGCTTTTATTATATCTGCTTGTGGCGGGATTTGTGTTCGCTGATACCGGCAATTATGTGATTTATTATAAAACGCCTCATGACAACCCGTTTGAAATAACGGCCAGAAGTATTGTTTTTGCCGGAGAAAAAATATACTACTCACCGTCCATTGATTTGCGTGGGTATATTAAAAGAGCACAGAAATATGGGAGAAAAACCAATTACTACATGATTAAAAAGATTGTTGTTCACACGGATCCGCCGGAAATCCCGGAATTGTGGCGGGATAAAATTGTTAATACTGATGGTGAGGTTATAGCACCTGACAAGATTGTTACATCTGTTTCTGATGAGGCAAAGCAGGAGCCGGCCTTTGAACCCTATGAATTTTGGGGTGGGTTTATCACGGCCATCCCGGCCGCCCCATTTGGTTTTTTGCTGGGTTTAAAGCGGGAAAAAGGCCCCGGTTATTTTTTAACAATGAAAATGAATATCGGCCGGGATATTAATGACCACATGTCTGATGAACTTGCCAGGGCCCTGGGAGATAAAAAGTTAAAAGAAGCCTCTGATGATGTAATCGCTAATCTTGGGTTTGTTTTAGATATAGCTCCGGATGTAAAACTATTAGGATCTGTCGGCTGGTGTTATCACAGAATTATTCATCAATATTATGATCCGCTGGAAATCCTTTCTACAGACGGAAAATACTGGGTTGTGGCTGATAGGCAAAATATGATTTCGTTTATGGGGGGTCTGATGATTCCAATAAACGATAACAATCTTCATGCCCTAATTGCTGCTGAAGTGCAGCCGTTTTCAATTAATGTAGGGGTGGTGGGGTTTTAAAATGATTACTGAGCGAGAGATTAATGATGTCCTTGGCATTGAAAAACGCATTCCCCTTTGTGTCGATTTCAGAAAAGACAGAAATGGACACCACATATATAAAGAAAGGTTTGAAGAATTAAACCTTGAGCTGATTATAAACAGACAAGACACAACCTCGTATATTTTTACTGCGCTTTTGTTATATAAAGGTGAAGAAATCCGAAAAATTGATTATCACATCAGCACCGGGTGGCATGAGCATATTTATGATATCGATCTTCAGAGCTGTAATGATTCAAGAGAAAGTATCACCGATTCTTCGTTGAGTTATTGCCTAAATAGTATTATTGATGCTTCAACATGCAGCGTAGCTATTAAGAGTGTGTTGGCACATTGGAATATTGTTGAAAATGAGATCGGAGAAATCTATATTCCTGTTGAGAGGGTTGAATAATGGATTACTTAAACAATTATCTCGAAAGTCTAAAGGGCAAGTTCAAGATAGGCACACATCCCATGATACCGGGTGCCACATTGATTTATACGCCATTTACCTTAAGCGAAGGCCAAAATCTGGTTGTTGCAGTTTATAAGAAAAAGGAAAGTGTTGTGCTTACAGACTGTGCAGAAACAATTCCTTCTCTTGAGGCAAACAAGATTAATTTGGACAATAAAGAATCCAGGGCATATCAAAAATTTAATGAATATATGAATGAAGCCGGCTTTGAAAAAAAATATGGCAAGGTAATCTGTTATGAAATCCCCAATAATCAGATAGGAGAGGGTCTCTTCCGCTTTATCGAATCTGTTCGCAACATTGACTCCATTGTCATGATGGTACATGCAAACGAATCGGGGATCTCATATTCTGACAGGCTGGAGATAACCCTTAAGAAGAACAAAATTGTTTTCCGGAAAAGAATTTTCGTAAACGGATACTCCGGAGTGAAAGTTTCATTCGATTATTTAATCGCTGATAAATTTCTCGCCAAGATTATGAATTCAAAATCCTATTATAAAGCCCAGCTTTTTGATATCATTGACGCGAAGAGAGTTACGACTCAATATAAATTTTTGGCTGTTTTAAATAAAAATATCAATTGGACAGACAAAGACAAAAAACACATAAAAAAATACTCAAACATTTACAGTGACGATTTGAATGATTTTTCACTAAATCTGTTTAATTAAATATTGTTGAAACACCATGCCAACAATATACAAAGGGAAAACCCCTTCCGGTCGGGAAATTTATATCTTGGAATTTACCATTGACGGTGTGCGGACCCGGAGATCTCTGGGGCCAGCGGAGAACTGGACCCCGGCACGCCTGAAACGGGAACGGGCAAAGTGGGAAGAGCGGGTTCACAATATCCGCTCCGGATACCCTGCCGAATCACAGCTTCACGATCCCCTGTATTTGTATGATCTTTATGCTTTATTCCGCGATTACCGCCGAAACCGGGTTACACCGGCCGCCCAGGATATTCTGCGCAGGTCCTTTCAAAACCTGCAGGAGTACCTGGGAGAAGACCGGCTTGTGGATGCCCTGACCCGGCGCGACATACAGGGCTGGCAGAACTGGATGGTGGAAGAACGATCCCTTTCCGTAACGACAGCCAATATCTATTTCAGAAATATAAAGACAGCGTTTAATTGGGCTACCAAAGAAGAGGATGTGGCCGTGTATAAATCGCCGTGCACCGGTACAAAGCAGCTTCCAAGGCCTAAAAAAACGCCAAAGATTATTCCCCTGCAGGATTTAAAGCGGCTGATTGGCATAATGAATGAACATGATGCACTATTTTTTCGCATGTGTTATTACACGGCGGCCCGTGTAGGGGATCTGCTGCACCTGAAAAAAAAGCATGTGCATATCAACCCGAAAGGGGAGAGCTACGTAATTTATTCTGAAGGGAAAGAAGAAACCCGCATTGCCTATCTTCCGGATCACCTGGTCCCGGACCTGGTACGCCAGATGAAAAGCAGGGGGGATGGCCGGGTATTTAACTGGAGGCACAATACCACGCCGGCACACAAATTTAATGAGTACAAGTCGCTTGCCGGTTTCGAAAATAAATCTTATACTCCCCATTGGATACGGCATACTGCTGTATCGCAGATGATTGAAATAACGGGCAGCACACGGAAGGGGAAAGATTTTGCCGGCCATGCCAGCGAAACATCCACCCGGGAGTATGATCACGTAAATTTCCGCGATTTGCGGTCCGGCTTGGAGCAATTTACGAAAGTGTAAAACACCCAAAATTAAAATGACCACCCCAATATTTGCCCCAACGCTTAAAAATGAGAATTGCTAAATTGAGAATAAACAAGAACTTGTGGAAGCGCCTTCAAGGACCTTTTAAGCCGTTGGTCGAAGGTTCGAATCCTTCCACACTCACACTTAAAACGCTGAATAACAATACTTTATAGACGAACTCACAAAGATTAATGGATAATAAAAATCGGCATTTTTAGGGTTGTTTTTAAAGTACCTGCCCCAATATCACCCCAACGGAAAATTCACGAAAAATGAATACAATTTATAATTGATCTTGTAAGTGAGATTTATTCTCATAATTGACTTATCATGTGATTTGGGTCACATTCTAAAAAAAACAAATAAATCCTTGACATTGTTATACGGTTAGCGTATTATACCATTGAACCAAAAAAAAGGAGAAAGAAAATGGAAACAAAAAGAAAACAGAAAACGATTGTTAGCGGAAACAATCGTTGTCCGCTGGGTAAATACTATTACCCTTACCCAGGCCCCACGAAGTGGGTCGTCCGCTATGTCCCCGGCTCCGGCCGGTGGACAGCAGAATTTGTGTCCGGTACTGACCAACAAGCACCAATAAGCTTTGAAGAGCTTGAAAGTCTAAAAAAAGAAATCAACGGTTATTAAAAAGGAGAGAAAAATGAATTTTATCAAGTATTTAGAAGAAATCCGAACCCAACCTCCAAAAGAGGGTAGGTTTGGCAAAGATGAACCTTGCAAAATTTGCGGTGCTCCACAGCACTGCGGAAGTCATTTAAGCTCTAATGTGTGGGACACCAACACATTTTTTGCGGTGAGTGGAAATCTCGGGTTTCATGCAGGACTTTGTCCTGTTTGTTTCCAAAAGTACAGTAATGAGATAAAAGACGAAATAAAATTTGGCAGGGGGATACCCTGTCATACTGCTTCTGAACTCACAGATTCATACGTATATTTATCGCAACCAGGTACTGATGATACTTGCGGTAGCAGCGTTAACTTTCCATATTACAAAATCACTGATGATCACGGAAATCACGTGGCATCGGTAAACAAAAATGGGTTTTTGTCCGACGACCCCATACTCACTGGTTTAATATATTCTCTGGATTTTCAACCTGCCATAGAAACTGTTCTCTGGCAGGTTGATGAAGTATTAAAGTCCAAGGTCTCGAGTGTTCAGGCGCATGATTGCGTTTGGTTAGACAACCGAACGCTATATATTAAAAACGTAAACAAAACGTTTTCCGTAAAAGCACTGGGACAGCCCAAATACACCCACATTTATGTGTGGGTGGACGGGTATAAAGACATCTGGACTAAACAGCCAAAATATTTTATATATTTTGGCCACTTTGAAAACGATGTAGAGGTAAAAGTTGCAGATGACTCTGACTTGGTCAAGATAGCACTAAGTCAGGGCCGGACCCAAAAACAGCTTGCCGATTTGCTGGGATACAATCGGCAAGCAACAATATCGGACATCCTTCACGGGAAGCAGGCGCTTTCCGGGCCAGCCAAAAAGTTCATAAAAAGAATAGTCGTTCTGACATCTAATGGTCGAGAAGACGAAATTTAATCGTTATAACGCGACAATAAAAAAAGGGCGGTTTTATCCGCCCTTTTTTTATTTTTCAAACAGTAATGTTGCCCGGTATGATCCGGAGCTTGCGGCACCGCCCAATATAGTCATAACTGCGGATCCGTTTTTGTACACAACAGCGTCGTAGGTGGTTCCTGAGTGGCATTTGACGCTGATCCTGTCTCCAGCAGAGAATGAGATGGATCCTGTCTGGGAATATACCGCAGGCACGCCCATGGCGAAAAGATAGAATTTTGTCAGGGTACAGGCTGTAGGCAAAATAAAATCACCACTTTCCCCTCCGGGTCCATATAAATCCAAATCAGATGCAGTTGTAATGTTTCGGCTGAACGCCATCACAAAATATGATTTTACAGCGGCCAGCAGAGCCACAATTTTATCGGCACTATATACCACCGTGGTATCACCGGATCCCGCTGTATCATCAATCTCTGCTTTATCGGCCAGCAGTGCCACAATTTTATCGGCACTGTAAAGATCGGTCGTATCGCCGGCACCGGCCGTATCGTCAATCTCACGGTGTTTGTCCGCGTCATCCACGTGGTCCGTAATATCATTTGCGCTGTGGAAGTAGTTTTCAAGCTCCGTTTGCAGCACATCGTTGACGTATACATCATAGTTCCCGCTGGCCATGGCATCTACATAATACAACCCATCCCCATTATCGACAACTGTAAGTCCGGATCCAATGTCGGGTGTGCTGGCCACAATAGGTGTTGTGGTTCCTGCGGCATATATTTTAATGCTTTTTCCGGTGGTCCAGGTGTCTCCGAATTTAAGCCAGAATCTGAATCGTGATGTAACAGCCATTGTGCGATCTCCTTATAGTTGTCCCAAATCTTCCCATTGGGTTGTGTTGCTAAAGTCTTCATCGGTAAGCGGCACGATGAGCAATTTATTTGCCTTTGCCTTATAGTAGTGCAGCGGTGTTCCGTCGGATGTATGTCCGCTGACCACAAACACCACATCATCTGTGTAAATATTGGTAACAGTGGTATCGTCGCTTTTATATGTGTAAAACCCGATAACGTTGGCAGGCCGGCAAAGGATCTGATTATCCGGACTGGGGTATTTGTGCACGGTATCAATGCCGCGCACATGCACATAAAAGTGCTTGGTATATTCATGACCATCGATGGTGATCTCTTTGCATTCTAGAATATGGCACGGATGCACTATAGCGTCGATGTCGGAATGTGGCATCCAGCGGACGATGGTATTCATATTTTTGGCCCGGACCAGAACATTAAAGTCGCTGTTGCTGATGCTTGGAAAAACATAGGTTTGCTCAAACCGGATCTGGGTAAGCCCCCTTCTTATACTGCCAAAGATATTTGTAAATTCCTGGGTCAGATCATCATAGGGGTTGCTCCGGATGCTCCCCTTTAATGGCCTTTCAAAGGTGATTTCTGTTGTGAGGATATTGCATTTAGGTACGCCGTTTCCATTAATGGCCATATCAGATCCTTTTTTCCGCCGTTATTGTTATCATTTCGTTTGCACTCAGCTCAAAGCGCTTAACAATACCAATACTTTCACCATCGATAAACAATTGTGATAGCATTGGATTTTGATTGAGTGCCCCAAAGGGGCATTCTATTTGCGTGCGTAAAAGGCTTTTACTTAAAGCGGCTTGATAATATGACAACAGCTCTTCGCGCATTTCATCCCCAAGTATAACTTCATCCGGAAGAGGAACCGACGTGGTGTCGTAAGAGACATTTTCACTTTGATAATCACTCAGGTCTGATGACGAAATGTCTATTTGTTGTGAAGTGTGCTCTTTCCTGTTCTGGTAAATAATTTTTCCGTGTGGCGAAATCCAGAAGATGGAGTCGGTTAATATTGCAAAATCTTTTAAAACTACTCCGGCGGTTATTCCTTCGTCATATGAATAATCAAATTTTTCATCTTTATTTTTGGTATATCGGATAACATAGTAAAGATCATCATCAAGATTGTTAATTGCCAAATAGCTTGTTTCCGGATAAATAGAATTTTCCGGAAAAGACACAAACCCCATTATCCTGAGATTTTCTCCATATAGCGATTCAGCGCGCTTAAGGTAATAGGAATCCATCGTGGAATTCTTTCTAAAAAATGCAACCTCTCCAAGCTGCCCGTCAATTAGCAGGTGATAATATTTGTTGTCACTCGGATTAAAAAATAACCGAAAGCGTTCAATTCCTGGGGCTGTTGAAGTCTCAAGAGTGGTACCGGTGATAAAGGAAATTGTCGCATAGTTAAATGATATTGCTACGGAATTACTCCTCTCGTACGGATCTTCCCCATATGTGTCTGCGATGTTTTTTAGTGTGAATAATAAATATGGATCTGAATAATCTTTTCGAAAATAGATGCCACGAAACACCATATTGGCCCCGTTATATATCCTGATGGGGCTTAAAACAAGAGATTGATAAATAGGAAAGTCCAATACGTTAGTTTCAAAACCGGTTAAGAAAAAATCATATCCCAAAGCAAGTAAATTATAATTGATGTTTGAGGTTAATTTCGCCAAGATTCTTTGTAATGAATCACCGTGATAAAGAGATCCGGAGGTGGCGAAAAATTTATCAGTGCCGCTATCGGGGTATGCCAGCATTTTTACGGCCATTAATCCCAGGCTGTCACAGTTTATATCCAGAGATTTCTTTAAGAAAGAATATTTCACAGAAGCGATAGAGCCAGAAAATAAAAGGACATTCCTGTGATAATCTTTTACGTTTTTTTTTATAAGATTATAATAATTAGCGGTAGTTAAATTCAAAAGTGTCAATAAATCAATATGGGCTGTAAAATTATAAACATCAAGGCGGTATTCCCAGATGTTCCGCGTTTCGG